CATGAGTTTGCCGGATGCGGCTTTATACGAAGGCATGTACTTGACTTTCAAAAAGGTTAACACGAACGCATTGTCTTTTGATATTGTACCGGATGCAAGTTTGGGCCAAACGATTGACGGTTATACATCATATAAAATAAGTAAACACAATTCAATGGTTTCTGTTTATTCAAACGGGACCGATTGGAAAATAGCACTATAAAAAAATAATTATGTCACACTTTGAAGATATTGACGCAACAATTACCGGGTTTGGCGACCTTTTACAATTCGACGCATTCGGGCGGTTTAGGGTTTCGCAAGTCACAACGTTATACGACCAAAAGCAACTACATGACAGTTTACCGCTTTTCGTTGATATTCAAACGAACGGCACGGGTTCGGATTCGCATAGTACAACAAACGCCGCAACAACGGTTACGACTTCGGCGTCGGGCGACTGGGTGAAAGCACAAACAAAACAAAGGTTTAATTATCAAAGTGGAAAAAGTCAACTTCTTTTTTGGACATTCAACGGGTTCGATAATGAAACCAATATTACAAAACGGGTTGGCTATTTTTCAAGTTCTTCCGTGTCACCTTACACCGCAAGTTTAGACGGTTTTTTCATTCAATCGGACGGCACAAATATTTCATTGAATGTTTATCGTTCCGGAACATTGGTTGCAAGTGCCAACCGTTCAGCATGGGACGACCCCGCGGATGGTTCGGGTACTTGTCCAACACATGATTTTGACAACAACACAATTTTGGGCGCTCAATTTCAATGGTTAGGCGTTGGAAGAATTTTATTTTTTATTGAAAAAGGCGGTTTGCCTTATAAAATACACGAATTTGATTTCACGGATTCGGTGGACGTTTACATGTCTTCGCCAAATCAACCTATGCGATGGGAAATAATACAAAGCGGCGCGGGGTCCGGGTCGTTTGACTACGTTTGTAGTTCAGCAAATTCGGAAGGGTCTTTAAATCAAATCGGAAAGGATGGCGGAATAGGTGACGACGGTACGCATTTAGATGCCAATTCAACTTCTTCGTGGTACGTTGCCATAGGTTTGCGCCTTAAATCAACACATTTGGATTCAATCGTTGACGTTTTAAACGCGGTTTTAAAATCCGATACCAATGACGGTTTCGCATACCGGGTTTGTATCAACCCAACTTATGCCGGGACGTTAACATGGACCAACGTTACAAATTACGGCGTACAATATGCACTTGGTGCAACGGCCAACACGGTTTCCGCTTTTGGTTCAACATTAAAAGCCGGTTTAGGTACGCAACAAAGTGTTACCGAATTAGATTTATCGAGTGCAATTCGTATCGGTTCGAACTTAGACGGAACGCCGGACGAAATTATTTTAATGGTGAAACCGCATTCCTCGAATTTAGACGTTCACCGGGTTATTAATTGGCGTGAATTAGCATAAAACAAAAAAGCAATGGCAGAAAATAAAGAAATAATATATGGAATAAAGATAAAAACGGGCGATTCCGAAAGCCAGATCCTAAGTGTAAAAGAAGCGTTGGAAGGGGTTGAAGATGCAATCCGGAACGTTTCGAAAGCGTCCGCAAGCGATGCGGCGGCGGAACAATTCGAAAAGCTAAATAAAATTGTTGACGAATCCGTGTTGTCCATTCAAGAATTGGGAACGGCGGCCGATAATTACAAAAATATTGCATTGGCGGCCGGGAAAGAATCGCCAATCGGTCAAGCGGCAATACAAAAAGCGGCGGAACTTGAAAAGCAAATGGACGAAACGCAACAAAGCGTCGCCAACCTTGCACAAAAGGGCCAATCATTAAACGCGGCTTTGCAATTATCTTCGTCCGTCATTGCCGGTTACACCGCTTTCCAATCCATCCAACAATTAATTGGTGACGAAAACGAAGACCTGTTGAAGGACATTGCCAAACTTCAGGCGGCCACATCATTGTTGGCGGCGGTTGAACAAATTCGATTGTCACTTCAAAAAGAAACGATATTAGCGCAAAAACTTAGTGCCGTTGGTACAAGGTTGCTTGCAATTCAACAAGCATTTTTGGCCAAAACTACTTTGGCGGCCGCTTCAGCAACAACCGCACTTCGGGCCGCAATAATAGCAACCGGAATCGGTGCCGTAATTGTTGCCGTTGCTTCGTTGGTTGCTTATTGGGACGAAATAACCGCGGCACTTGGTGGCGCAACAAAAGCCCAAAAATTATACAACGACGCCGTGGACGAATCGGCCGCAAGTATTGCCGAAGAAACGGTCAAATTAGACAGGTTATTGGATGTTGCAAAAGACGAATCAAAAAGCCGGGAAGAAAGGCAAAACGCTTTGAATGAAATACAAGACACTTACCCGGGTTATTTAGACAACATTGATTTGGAAACAATCAATTCCGAAAAAGCAACGAAAGCGGTTGAAAAGTTAACGGCCGCAATTGAAAGCAAAGCACGAATCCAAGCATTAAACAATGTTTTGACGGAAGAATTTGAAAAACAAATCAAATTGGAAACAAAAGGTTTGGAAGAAACAACGGAATGGTGGCACAAAGTAATTGGCGCCGGAACAAATGCGATTGTCCAAAAACAATTTTCCATTGAAATGTTTAAGCGTGAAAAAGGCGCAATCGAAGAAAACATCGAAACGATTAAAAATTTAATAAAAGCCGAAGAAGATTTGACCGACGCTTCGAAGGTGGAAAGCGCGGAAAGGATGTTGGCGCGAATAGTGGAAGCCGAAGAAGTTGCCGCAACCGGAAGGAAAGAAAGCGCGAAAAAAAGAGAGGAACGAAGAAAACAAGCCGAAGCGGACCGCAAAGCATTAGCGCAAGAATGGGCGTTGTATGAAAAATTTTTGGAAGACAATAAAAAGGCGGCTGAAAAAGCACGTTTGGACCGAATTAAAAAAGCCGTTGACGATGCAAATTTACTTGATGACTTTTTACGAATGAAAGAAGACGCAAAAATCGAATTGACGGCGGACCGTTTCGAACGTGAAAGAATGTTGGTTGAACAAGAATTTGAAGACAAGTTGGCGAAGTTGGAAGAAGAAGGATTGTTGACCACCGAAATGGAAATGGCAATTTTAGCGGACCGAAACGAAAAATTAAAAGCGATTGACCAAGATTATATTGATTGGCAAAAAGACCAAGACGAAAAAGAAACGGATGGGAAAATCGAAAATTGGGACCGCTTCGCAAAATTCGCCACGGCTTCTATTGATACCGTTAGTGGTTTAACGGCGGCGGCTTATAACATGGAAATAAAAGCGGCGGCCGGAAATGAAGTTTTATTGGAGCGAATAAGAAAAAAACAATTTCAAGCGGAAAAGGTGTTGAACATTGCGCAAGGTGTTGTAAACGGAATCGGTGCCGTAATTCGTGCATATCGTGAAGGCGGACCGATTGCGGCGATTGCAACCGGTCTTGCCGTTGCGGCCCAACTTGCGAAAATGGCTTCAACACAATATAAATCCGCCGGAACAAGTGGCGTTGCGGCCGTTGACACCAACACGCAAACATCAAGCGGGGTTCAACCAAATGCGTTTGCAGCTGGTGGAAGTTTCAATCAAGGTTCGACCCTAAACCCCAACAATGACGGCGGAAACAATTCGCCTTTCCAAAAAGTTATTGTCGTTGGTTCGGAAATCGAAGCACAATTGAACCAAGACAAAAAAGCGGAATTGGCCGCAACAATATAAATCAAAAAACATGGCTTTTAATAGTCACTAAAAAAAAGAACACATGGAAATACCTTTTTTTAAATTAAAACTGAACGACGACGAAGGCACGGGCGTTGACATGGTGGGCGTGGTACAACAACCCGCAAACCTAAAACCATTTTATACAATGGCTGAAGATGAAAAAACAATCGTTCGTCAAGTATTCAACGAAGAACAAATGATTGTTACCGGTGTAATGATTAGCGAAGGCACGCCAATTTATCGTTTTGACCGTGAAATCGGCGAACATTACGTTTTATTCGATGCGGAAACAATAAAAGAATGTGTGTTGAGGTTTCACAAAAACCAATTTTCGAAGAATGTAAATTTTGACCACGAAGAAGACAAGCAATTCGACGGCATGTTCATGTTTGAAAGTTACATTGTGGATCCGGAAAACGGCGTGAACGCCCCGGCATTTTTAAAACAAAATGTTCGGAAGGGTTCGTGGGTTGTATCTTATAAAGTAGAAGACCGCACAATTTGGGAAGAAGTGAAAAAACGCGGTGGCTTTTCAATTGAAGGTTTTTTCGACCGTGTCCCGGTCCGTGTGAATCATTCAAAATCAAAAAATAATACTTCCGGCCGTCTAATAAATAAAATTGACGAAATGAAAGACCAATTGTTAAAATTCGCGAAACTTATAAAAGACAGTTTCGAAGGTGAAGAACCGACAAACGAAGAAATGGCAACCGTTGCAACGGACGCCGGTTTAGAATTAAATTACGAAGGTGAATTGGCCGTGGGGACAACTTTGACGGTTGTTGTTGATGGTGAAAATGTACCGGCACCGGAAGGGGCGCACAGTTTAACGGGTGAACTTGAAGGCGTAAACGTTGTTGTTGATGCTGACGGTGTTGTTGTTGAAATTATCGACGAAAGGGAAGCGCCCGAAGAAAACAACGAAGAACCAAAGCCGGAAGAAGAAAACCACGAAGAAGTTGAAAGCGCATTGGCTGAAGTTGCTGAAGCAATGACGGCACAATTAAAAGCGGTAAAAGATGAAAACGAAACATTAAAAGTTGCGTTGCAATCCGCTGAAGATCTGGCACAAAGCCAAAAAGAAGAAATGGAAACCAAGTTGGCGGAAATGTTCGAAAGAATTGAAAAACTTGAAAAACAACCAACGGTTGAACCAACAAAGAAAAAATTTAAAATTACGGAGCCGAAAAGTTCAGTTCCACAAAATCCAATTGCAAGCAATTTATAATTGGAAATAATATAAACCCAAATTCAAAAAAAAAGAAAAAATGAATTTAGTTAAAAAAATCAAAATGGGTGTGGAACGTTTCAACATGGACTTCGACACATCCAATTTAACGGCTTATGCCGACGAAAACTCGAATAAATTATGGCATCGTGCCGTAACTACCGGGCGCACAGTTTCATTGGTAAACATCCAAGAGGATGTCAAAGGAACGGCAAAAATTAAATTGGTAAACGATTCAATTACATATCAAGCGGCGGACGATTGCTCGATGTCAAGCGATTCTAACAGTACAATTTTCACGGACAAAAATATCGTAACGGTAAAACAAGGTTTTTACAAAACGTTTTGTCAAGACGATTTAAGCGGATTTTGGACGCGTTTGGCGCTTAAAGGTGGAGCGGCTGAAGAAAACGAAACGTTAATTTTTGAAGAAGAATTGACAAACTACATTATGGAACTTCACATGTATAAATTCGAACAATTAATTTGGACGGGCGATTCAAGTGGTTCGGATTTGATTAGTGGATGGGCGACGCAAATGGACGCTGACGCGGCAATGAGTAACGCAAATTCAGCGGGTCTGACATCCATGACTTCTTCAAATTCTTATAGTGCATTTTTAGCACTAGCAAGGGCGATACCATCGACAATTTACGACAAAGACGACGTTGTTATCTTTTGCGGGCGTGAATACTTCAACTTTTTAAAAGACGATTTATTCAATCAAAACCTTTACCATGTGCCAGTTGCTAACCAAGAAGACAACGAAATGATTTTACCGGCAACGGGGATCAAAGTTGTGCAAGTTAGCGGATTGAACGGACACACGGGAATGTATGCCGGAAGAAGAAGCGATTTTATTTTAGGAACTTCACTTCAAAAAGACATTGACGGGTCTTTCGAAATGTGGTACGATGTCGATTCCGATTTAATTAAAATTAGATGTAAATTTTACGCGGGGGTTTCTTACCCATTTTCAAATCAAATTGTAAAATGGACGCCGGCGGCTTCGTAAGGTAGAAATTAAACACAACAACGGGGGTCATTGATTTGGCCCCCAATTTTAAAAACCTTTAAAAGCAAAAAAATGAAAAAGATATTATTTAACCCGGACGCATACATGCATTTCAAAAATGCGTGTGACATTTCCGGCGGATTTTCTAAGTCATGCGCTTCAGGAAAAGGGGGAATCATCGCAGTTACTTTTATACAAAAAGAACATTTGACGGCGTCTTCACCTTATACATTAGACGCTGACAATATTGTGACGGCAATAAACCTTGCGAGTGGTTACCGTGGTTATAAATACGCGTTAGAAATGAATATTTCAACGTTTACCGATACATTAACACGTTCGCGTGACAACGGAACATTGTTTGCACAACAAGCGTTGTCAATGATTTTAAATGACAATAGAGCGGCAACAAGAAACCAAGTTATGTTGTTAGCGCAAAACGATTTAATTTCAATTGTTCATTTAGCGGACGGGACTTTCGAAATGTTAGGAGCGGACAACGGTTTGACTTTAGACACGGACGAAAGAAATGCCGGTGTAACTAAGGCCGACCGAAATGGCCACACAATCAATTTAGTGGGACAAGAAAACGAATTGGCTTACACCGTTGATTCAACTATCATTGCGGGTCTATTGATTCCGGCTTCGTAAGAATAGAAATTTGTAAAATATAAAGGAAAGGGCGCGCGGTTATCGTTCGCCCTTTTTTTGTTAAAAATTAAAATTATGGCGTTAATAATTGACCCGGCCTTCATTGGCCACAAAGTGAAAACACAATACAATGGTTTGATTGAAGTTTGCGAAGAAAACAAAGAATTATTGTTAAATTTGGGCCACACGAATTTTTTTAAACAATCAAAAGCGAAAAAAAAGGATGCAAGTAATAACGAAGGGAATACAAAACCCGTTGTGCGTAAGCGCAAACGAAAAAGCAACGTTGGCCAATCCTAACTTTTTATTGGTTTTTCGTCATAAGGTCCAAAACGACAACGTGGGCGTGGTTTTAACTAATACCAGCTCATACAACCGTTACGACCTTTTTTCTTTTACTGAAGGCACGGACGCGGTATTGAAATACACCGGTGAATATGTGTTGACAATATACGAACAAGAAAGCGCGGTGAATACTGACCCGGACAATGCAACCGGGGTTGTTCACATCGAACAATGTATTGTTTTAAAAGAACCGTTTTTAACAAAATCAAACAATCCAACAATAACACGATACATTCATGAGTTCAGTTAATCAAAATCAAAATGGTGGCGTTTCTTTTACATTTTCTAAGGAAAAGAATTTGCCGCAACCAAGTGAAACGAAATACAAAAACAATGATTGGATTTCTTGGGGAAAAGACAATTTATTCGGGCAATATTTGAACACGATTTTTTACGAATCGCCTTACCAAAGTGGAATAATTCAGTCCAAAACTTTTTTTATTGCCGGCGGCGGTTATGAAATGACATTCAAGACACCGGAAGACGAAGCAAAATTCAATGAATTTTTGGCCGGAATGCCAAAGGACCACACATTGGAAGATTTAATCGACTTCAACACATTAGACGGTGAAATTTACAACGGGTTTGCAATTCGTGGCGTATGGAATAAAGGGGGCGATTTATCATTCTTGGAAGCAATCGACTTCGAAAAAATACGAACGAACGAAAAAGAAACGGAATATTACTATTCTGACGATTGGGGAACAAACAACCAAGACCCGGAAAAGACCGGTTTTAAAATTTACAAGCCATACAACCCGTTGAAGAAAGAAGGCGAGTTTTTAATTTGGTACAAATACCCGTCAAAGGAATATAGACCCGGAAAACAACGTCAAGACTTTGGATTGTACCCGAAACCAACTTATTCGGGAGGGCTTAAAGACATTGCAACGGATATTGAAATGAGTTCGTACCATTTCCATGAAATAAGCAATAATCTAAAGGCCGGGACAATTATTTATCTTGGAAGCGGAAAACCAAACCCCAAGGATCAACAAAGGTTAGAAGAACAGATAAAAAACGGTGCCACGGGTATGGAATCGGCCGGGGGTATTATAGTCATGTATGGAAAAGGCGACGACCAAAAACCGGAAATCGTAAACATGAACGGAAACGACCTTGACAAAAGGTATTTAATGACCGAAGTTGCGGTGCAGAAAAAAATAATGTTGGCCCATTCGGTTGTTTCGCCTTTAATTTTTGGCATTGCTTCCGGAACGGGTAGTCTTGGAAATACAACCGAACTTGAAAACGGTTATAATATTTTTGTAAAAACGTATGTTCGTTCGCGTCAAAAATCAATCGAAAAAATTTACAATTGGATATTTAAACATATTTTACATATTAATGCTGAAATCGAATTGATTGAAGGCGAATTGTTAGATCAAAAAGAAGAAGAAATCGAAGACGTTGTGGACAACACAATGGCGAAACATCAAAGCCATATCCGTGAAGAAGAAATAGCGGAAATCTTCATGAAATACGGGCAAAGTGCTGAAGGTTTCAAGGTAGTGACATCGAAAGAATTGACAATCGAAGACACCTTCGAAAGTGTAACTGGGACCGAAGCGCAAATGATGAAAGACGCAATGAAACAAACATTTTATTTTGCGGAATTGTTAACCGACGCACAAATCAATTTATTGAAGTTGATTAATGAAGGCCACGACCAAAAAAGTGCGGCCGATGCTTTGAGTTTACCAATTGAAAAAGTGGCGGAACAATACGAAATTTTGCAAGGTAAAGAGTTAATTAATAAAGACGGTTCATTATCAAACACCGGATTGCAAGCATTGAACGCACAACCGGCAAACATTGACAAGTTCGAAATCCGTTACAAATACGATTTGCGAAGCGATGCGCCACCGTTAAAAAGCAAAGCCAAAGGCGGTAAGGGTTCAAGACCATTTTGTAAAACCCTAGAGCAATCGAATAAACTTTACACGCGTGACGAAATTAACCAAATTACCGCGGAATTGTTAGCGTTCGGAATTGACCGCGACGTGTTCCGTTTGCGTGGTGGATGGCTACATGATAGCCGGGACGGTAGGAATTACCCATTTTGTCGTCATACGTGGCGCCAAATCGTGACATACAACCCGAATAAATAAACCCGGTTTTTGTCGTCAATTTAAAAAAGAACAAATGGCCATACAATATGAATTATTAATCGGTGTTGATGCTTTGAAGGAACTTTCATTCATTGACACGAACGTGGACGCGCATTTGGTAGCAATTGCAATACTTCGAACGCAAGACAATGAAATTGAACCGGTTTTAGGTACACCCCTTTTTAAAAAGTTATTGGCTGACGTGGCCGCGCAGAATGTTTCGGGCTATTATGAAACACTATTAAATGACTACGTTGTCAAATATTTGGTGCCATTGGTTGAAATTGCTTTGGCCCCACACTTAAATTGGGAAATTAGAAACAAAGCCGTTGGAACGTCAAGTGACGCAACAATAACGGCCGGGGACCAACGAAGTGTTTATGGTATTACGGAAACAATCAACAAAGAAGCGCAACCGTACAAAAGAAGGTTGGTTGGTTGGCTTTGCGATAATGCCGACAATTTACCGGAATACACGGAAGGAACAACGGACAAAGAAGAAATTGCACCGGACCACGACACGGGAAGTTCACTTGATTGGGGTTTTATTGGGTAAAATGAAAGAAGTAAGTAAAACCACATTGAAAAAGTGGAAAGAATTTAAAAACAAGGATGTTAAAAAGTCTAAATCAAATAAAAAGCGAGTTTCAAACGATCGCAAATGACCACCGCCAAATCAATAATTTTTGGTTCGGAAGTATTCTTGACGCGTTGAAGCGTAAGGATGCAGCTGGTAGAAGACTTTACAAATATTTAATTGTAACTCCAACAAATACAACACAAAGCCGAAATTATACCGGCACAACTTTTTTGATTACGGTTTGCGATAGGGTTTTAAAAGGCGCTGAAGACAAAGACGACATTTTAAGCGATTGTGTGCAAATTCTGAACGATATTTACGCAACGTTTTTTGCGGAAAGGTGGCAACAATTCGTTGATGTAGAAAGCGACGGAAATACAACGTTATTTGTTGACGATACCATGGACGGTTTAGCCGGGGCAACAATGCAAATTCAATTGAAAATATTTTCGGAAGACAACACATGCGCGATTCCTTATATTAACAATTCACCAATTAACCCGGACGCCCCAACAGTATGCGAAGTTGCAACAATTACGGATTCGGATGGTGTAACTACTTTTGAAGTTGCAAGCGGTGGAACGGGAGCTTGTACGGTTGCAGTTACTCAAAGCGGTATTGAATATTATAAACCAACACCTCCAAAAGGTGCTACGAGTTATGCGGTTGGCGATGGTGCTTGGAATGTTCAAAATGGAGTGTACGACTATACACCTCCAGCATATCCGCTATATCGTGCAAAACTAGATTATACACACGCGACACCCTTTCTTTGGTTAGAAAATAACAACGCTTTCGGTAATAAGGCACGTTATACTTTAAACGATGGAACTCCGTTAACAACCGTAGGCGATAACACCGTTAGACCTTATGTAATAGACCATTATACGGGTTATGGAATAACAAGTGTAATCGACGGAACGGTGGCAGATTGGGCAACACAATTAACCAACGCAACGGCTTTAAGTATTACGGTTGATTCTGATACTTATAACGATTTTTTTCTTGGCGGTATGGATGACCATTGGACGATACTATACAACTATGATAGAAGGCGAGTTTATCAAACGCTTCCATGGGAATTATTTACTACTTTGAATACTAATGTAAGTATTTTTTCAAGTGAAACTTCTTACTCATCGTCATCTGCTCAATACATTGCAGATGGAACACCAAGAAACGCAATAGTAGCGAAAACGGCTTCGGTAGTTCAAGTTTATTATAGACAACATTACACATAAAATTATGAAAGCAATCGGAACAATAACAATCGAAGAGGGGTTAACACTTTTAGACCCAACTATGGAAATAGTTCGCACGTCTTATGATTGGTTTACTGATACCGTAGAGGTTGAGTGTTATTTTTCAGAAGGAAATTATAAGCATTCGCGTACATTCGAGTTTGATAATTCAGCAAAAAAAGAGTTGACAAGCAACGACATAATTAAACTAATAACAGAACATCCAAAACTAAATAAATTCAAATAATATGACATACGGAAAAGAACAAAGCGCGGGAAAAGGAACGTTTACAATGAACACGACGGGAGTTAAAAACATTAATTTCACGGCGGTTGACGTACCCGCAGATGTAACAATAACGGCGTTAAAAGACAAAGACGGCAACGCCGTTTCGTTGTCCGATTATCTTTTAGCACCCGCAAGCGCTACGGGCGTAACTTACATTCGTGCAAATGATATTCACGAATATTTCACACATATTACAACAACCGCGGGGGCGTGTACTTTAGTGTTAAAATAAGACTATGAAAAAGGCTTTTAAATATGGTTTCCCGCGTGTTTTACGTGGTGGCGGCTTCAATCCTTTAAACATAGACGGTTTACAATTGTATTTGAATAAAAATACTAATGTGAATAGTAAACTTGCTTTAAGTCTTAATGGCTCAACGGATGCTGTCAACATTGATAGTGTTTTAACACCTTTAGCGAGTACAACAACGGGATTTTGGGAAGTTGTTTATACACCTACAAATCTTGCGGGTGTGGTTCAATACATACTAACTTTTAGTGACACTCTTGGAACGGACGTTTTGTTTATTTATCAAGAATCAACAGGTAGAATTAAAGTAAGAAGTTTAAAAGCAAATGTTCCGCAATGGCGATTAGAAACTGATAATTCAGTTTTAACGAATAATGTCCCCGTAAAAATTGGAGTAAAAAAGACTGCAACAAATGTAGTAGTTTATATTGATGATGTTGAAGTTCCCCAAAGTTATACAGATACAACCGATTTAACTTTTTGGTTTGATTCTTCAACTGTGGACAATGGGCGAATTTCCGCCCTTAATTATAATTCTTTAGGGGATGTTGGTTTCTTAGCTGGAACTATCCAAAACGTTAAAATTTGGAGCGATGACACACAAACCACTTTGGTAGCAAGTTATCTATTTAATGATGCGAATAGCCCTTACAAGGATTATGCGAATAGTTATGATGGTTCATCTATTGGAACGCCAACGAGTGTAATCGGAACACAAACAGAAACAACCGAACCACTTGACGAGGTTTTTTCATGGATAGACCAAAGTCCAAACTCTTTTGTATTTTCACAAAATACACTTACACGACAACCGCAACTTGCAAGCGATGGCAATAGCATTGATTTTGATGGAACAGACGATTCTTTAGAAAATGGAACGGCAAATGTATTTAGTGGGGACTCTAGCGGAATAGTGTTTTTTAGTGGGTATAATACAGGTAACACACAAAGAATACTAAGTTCTTCAGATAATGCTGGAGCGAATGATTGGATAGGTTTTTCAGTAGTGTCCAATAAAATAGGGGTGTCTAGTGTTATTGGTGGGGTTGCGAACTTTGTGCAAGCTGATACAATTTTAGGTGTAGGTTCTTTCTTTTATGCTTCAATACAATCTAATGGTAGCTCTTGGTCTTTTACCGTTAATGGTGTAGCAGATACTTTTACGGTTGGTGCTGGAAGTAATACAGGGGACTGGTTTGGGAGCGTTGCAAATAGGGATTCTTTAGAATTAGGCTTTGTAAAAAGAAGCACGCCTCTTTATGGTGATGCCGAAATTAACAAATTAATCTATTCCAACGACCATACAATTGATACATCTCCAATATTAACATTCTTATCTAATCCTGACAATTAATGGAAACAAAACAAATAATTCATAGCAGTTTAGGAAGTGCCGAAGCTGAGATAATAAGTTTAGAGGCTAAATGTAAACACTTGCACAAAGGAATTACAACGGTTTACACCTATGTGATTAAACATCCTACGCAAAATAAATGGGCAGTAAGATATAATACAGAGGGTAGATATTGGCAAATAATAGAAGAACATTTAAACCCTAACCAAATAGCGAATTTGGTAGATATTACGGAGGATTGGAAAAACGACGAAATATAAATGTTTACACTTTTACAGATACACGAACACACGGCGCAAGCAATGGACTTGAGTTTTAATACTAAAGACGTTGTTTACATTTTAACACTTGTCGGCGGCGGTTTGGGTGCATGGTTTAAATTAAAAATCGAACTTTCGAAAATGGCGGCGGGTTTTGAGGTTTTGAAAGAAAACCAACTAAACGCAAGCAACGGACGAAAGGGAATGAAAAAAGAGTTAATGCAAGAATTGAAAGACCGCGAACAAATTTTACACAATCGTGTTGACCGATTACGCGACGAAAACATAAAGTCTTACGAAAAACTCGAAAAACGTTTGGAGCAAATCGAAAACAAAAACGAACAAAGCACGCAAATGATTTTGCAAGCGATAAATAATACAAAGTAATTATGTACAAATTCGGAAATCGAAGCGAAGAAAAATTGAACACGGCACACCCGGATTTAATTAAAATTATGAATTTAGCAATTACGCGAAGTCGTGTTGACTTTGGAATTTCTGAAGGCCAAAGGCCAATCGAAAGGCAAAAAGAACTTTTCGACCAAGGCAAAAGCAAAATTGACGGAATCAATAAAAAAGGAAAACACAATTACAACCCGTCGTTGGCCGTTGATATTTACGCTTTTCATAAGGATCTAGCAACACGAAAGCGCATTGCATACGATCGCGAAACGCTTTGTTATATTGCCGGAATCATTGTTTCATGCTCTTATGAATTGTATTTCAAAGGCGAAACAAAAAATTTGGTTCGTTGGGGTGGAAATTGGGACAAAGACGGCGTTATTTTGAAGGATCAATCCTTCGACGATTTGCCACATTTTGAAATTTATAAACCATAAAAACAAAAATTATGTTTGATAGAATAATAAAAAACTACATTACAACAATCCTTGGATTGATTTTTCTTTGTGTTGCCGTTTGGTTGTACATAAGTAAGGACCACAACGAAATCGAAGCGGGCGCGGTTGCAACAATTGGCGCAATGTTACTTCGCACAAAAGATTCGTTAATAGGTTTACCACCGAAGGGCGGCGATGTTATCGAAAAATAACATAATTATTGTTTTACTTTCCGTCGTTGTTTTGTTTCAAATTATTGGAATGTACCGACAACCGGAAACGGGCGCAAGTGCTGAAGAAGTGCGCTATTTATTAGAAAAACAAACGTTGCAATTTCACCAGCTGACGGAAGAAATAAAACAAAATGAAGCAATTGAAACAATCCGGAAAAATGATTCTATTATGGGCGTCCATGCTTTGCGCGATTCCTTGCGTTTCGCAGTCTTTGGACACTTGTAAAGGCGTTTGTTATACCGTGAAAATGGATTCGGCCGCAATTCATTGTATGCTAAATCAAGCGGCAAAAGATACAATTATCAAAAGCCGGGGCCGCCAAATCGAAAGCATGAAAAAGGAAAGGGCTTTGGATTCTGCATTCTTAGCCATGCAAAAAATTGAATTGACACAATATAAAGGAAAGTTGATAAAATGCCGTAAATCGCACAAATTGACGTTTGCGGGCGGAATTGGTGTTGGTTCCGTTGTCATGTATTTCATTTCAAAACTACTTTAAACAATTAAATGTTGAAAAGTTCAAATGGCCTTCGGGCCTTTTTTTGTGCCTTTTATTTGTTGAAACGAAAATAAAAATTAACTTTGTGGAAACTTTAAAGAACAAAATTATGGAACGAAAAGAACTTGCGGCCCTTTTGTGGGCTTATCGAAAAGACGAAAATTTAAAAAAAATTGAAGTGCAAAAAGCCGGGCGACTGGCGCGAATGCTGACGGTTGAAGGTTTGGAAAATTTCATGTTGCCAAATGAAGCGCAACACGTCGGCGTCCACGGTGTCGGGGTTGGTTTTTGTATTACTTTCATTATTGAAATACCGGTGAAAAATGGACTTTAATAAAATAAGGGGCTTCGTTTTGAATGGTTTTTCTTTAGACTTTGTTGTAAGGAATGTAAACGGAAGCCCGGCCAAAATAAAACAAATTTATAACAGCATTAGAAAGGCAAATTACAACGACGGGCATAAGCGATTTAATGAACAGACAAAGCCGGATTTCGAAAACGAAATGGACTACGCCGAACCATTGAAGCAATGGCGCCCGGAAGACCTTGACGGCGAAGAAAGAATGATTTATTTAAAAATAGTTGACAATGAAAAAGACGAAAGCTACCAATTTAGACAAAGGGGCGTCGCGATTCGACACACGAAGCCGGGGCCAACAAACACGCGAACTTTTAGAAAAGAAAGGCATCGAAAGCCCGGACACATCAAACATGATTCAAATTTCACCCGGTTTTAAAATAGCCGGGCCAATCTTCGAAGATGAAGAACAAAAGCGAATTTGGATCGAAGAAAAAAGAAAAAAATTTAACCTTTAAAAATTAGAACAATGAATAATTTAAAACAAACAGTTAAAACGGTAACGGCGGCGGCGGGAAAATCAACAACGCAATTAGCTGAAGATTTAGGGAAAGACCCGGCCAACCTTCGCGCAATTTTAAGAAATGGAAATCCACGCATGGAATTTTTGAAACAAGTTGCCGAAGCGTGCGAATGTGAATTGCAGTTGGTCAACAAAATTACAAACAATAGCTACACACTTTAAAACTAAAAAATGGAACAATTAGCGAAATCAATTATTGCCGTAATGAAAGAAGTTGACGGCATCGACAAAAACACAACCGTTGGCACGGGCAAAAGTTCATACCAAGGATTGAAAGACGCGGACGTCAAAAAGGTGTTCAAAGAAGCAATGGCCAAACATGGTTTATGTATTTTACCGCTTGACATTGACGAAACCGTCCAAACGGAAACATGGAAAGAACAAACCCAATATGGTGAAAAGTTGAAAAGGTCCGTTTTCACAAAAGTAACATGCCGGTATTTGTTATTGCACGAAAGCGGTGAAAGTCAGGTGTTGACTGGTTACGGCCACGGAATTGACACGGCTGACAAAGGAGCGGGAAAGGCGACGACGTACGCATTAAAAAACCTTTTGATGTACACATTTTTGACACCATCCGGGAACATCGACGACACGGACACGGACCATTCAAACGACCATCAACCGCCGCCGGCAAATTCAACGAAGCAAACAACAACCGCAAACAAACCATGGTTGAATGAAACGAATGTGGAGCAATGGACCAATGCGTGTTCAATAATGCAACAAGGCGGAACAATCGCAGACGTGCGCAAAATATATTCAGTAAATAAGCGTGACGCGGAAAAATTAATAAATCAAAACAAATAAATAAAAATCAAAATTATGAACAAAGTTATTTTAATTGGAAACGTAGGAAAGGACCCGGAAAGAAAGGATTTTCAAAACGGAAGTATCGCCAACTTTACATTGGCAACAAATGAAGTTTGGAAGGACCAAAACGGTGAAAAGAAGACCGCCACGGAATGGCACAACATTGTTGTAAATGGAAAGACCGTTGACGTTGTAATGTCTTACGTAAAGAAGGGTGACAAACTCGCAATTGAAGGGAAAGTGAAGACAAGATCTTACGAAAACGAAAACGGTGAAACCCGTACTATTACTGAAATAAAGGCAACGCAAGTTGAAATGTTAACACCTAAACAAACGTAAAATGAAAAATTTAAAAGTAGAATACCAACCCGGATTTGAAACGATAACAAAATCAATAGGAATTAAAGACGAACGCTTCGAAGAATTAAGCGACATGGCCCAAAAAGAATTTGAAAGCGGGTTCATTGATAAAGAAGGTTCATTAAGTAAGGCAATGTGCCAATTATCGGAAAAAGCCGAAACACCGGCGGAATTAATGTTTTTAATTTATGCCATCGCAATGGCATTTCAACGCGCTGAAGATGACCCCATTTTCGCATTGGGGGCGATGTTGTCCGCTCAAAAATCAAAAGGAAAAGAAGACACCGCGGAAAGCCCGGAAGACGAAGCAAAATTCAATGAATTTTTGGCCGGAATGCCAAAGGACCACACATTGGAAGAAATATTAAAATATAAAAACTAAAATTATGAACTTAGAACAATTCACCCAATTAGTGCAAGACGTACACGACGGAAACGAAAGCGCCTTGAAAGCGTACGCAATCATTAACGATTCAATAAAACTTTTGACCAGTTGCAAGAAGGAAATCGAAGAAGCGGCAAAGAAAGAAGGGTCCACGTATGGCGCAAAAACCTTCAACGAATACGGCTATGTTTTCGAAATGCGAAACGGTGGCCGTGTGTGGGACTTTAAACACCTTGACGAATGGCAACAAGCCAACGTCAAAAAGAAAGCAATCGAAGAAAAATACAAAACCGCTTTCAATGCAAAGGCAAACGGCTTCAGCGGATTGAACGAAGAAACCGGCGAAATAATAGAATTACCGAAAGTTTCTTATAAATCGGATTCATTGATTGTGAAATTTAAAAATACTTAGTACATTCGCGCTTTGCCGCTGCACTTTAGGCAATAACAAACGAATTTTAATTGAACCTCTTTACACGGACGGAGTGCAGCCCCGAAGTGTAAAGGGGTTTTTTTATACCTAAAAAACAACATTATGAAATTAATACAAAGCCATTTGACCTGTCATGATTTTCAATTCAAGTTTGATGAAATGGAAATACAAGGCATTGCATACGCTCCAAACGCTTGCAGTCTTAATATTGAAATAGACCCGGAAGGATACGTCATTTTATCATTTGAAGAATTAGGGCAATTGATAGAGGGGTTGTCCGATTCTTACGAAAGAATGAAAAACGAACGAAGTAAATTTTCAATATTTAAAAAAGAAGGGGGGCAAAATGTATAAGCCAACAAAACGTAAAGCATTTAACTTTTTACGGTCCTATTTTGATGTATTCAACGAAATAAAAGAAGACGCCGACAAACTCGAATTCATAACTTCAATTTTAAACAAACAATTTTTAAACGAAGACCCGGCCGACTTAAATTTTATGGTTAACTTATGTTATCAAAGTCAAAAACACGCGGTCGAAACAAGCGTAAAGGGTTGGTTAAGAGCGAATAAGGACACCCCAATAACCAACCCCCCAACCAACCCCCCAACCCCCCTTGGGACCAACCCCCCGACCAACCCCAAGGAAGAGGAAGAGGAAGAGGAAGAGGAAGAGGAAGTAGAATATAATAATACCAAACAAGTTTGGCCGTTGTGGTTCGAAGTTTTCAAAAAGTACAAACCGAAGTCAAGAAAGTGTCCGGATAACGTAAAAACCAAAATCAAAAAGTTGTCAAACGATTACACCGTAAACGATTTTGAAAAGGTTTGTTCAACCGCATTTGAAGATGACTTCCATAAATCAAATGGATTCAGATATTTAACAATGGAGTTTTTGACACGTCAAGACAAGTTTATCATGTTTCATGAATTAGAACAACCGAAACAAAAAAGTAGTGGTCAAACGTTGCCGCCGTTGTCATCATTTTAAAAATTTTAAATTTACAAGCAAATGAAAACAATTATTGAATGGGAACAAATCAACACCGGAAACAAAACAACGGGCCGAATCTATACAACATGCCCGAATTGTTCAGCGGACCGGAAGAAGAAAACCGCTAAATGTTTATCGGTGAACTTAGAAAGCGGCAAAGCCAATTGCAAACATTGTCAAGCCGTATCATTCCGTGAAGGGACACCAAAGCCAAAGCAACGCAAAGAATGGGTTAAACCAATTCAAACGTGGCGAAACTTCACAACGATGCCGGACAAGGTTGTAAAATGGTTTGCGGCCCGTGGCATAAGTCAACGAACAATTGTTGATTGTGGCATAACTTGCGAAGACTACTTCCAACCAATGGCCGGAAAGAAAACCAAAAACGTTGTGTTCAATTACTTTGAATTTGACGAAGTAGTCAACAAAAAATACCGCCGCATTTCTGAAAAGCAATTCACCCAGTCGAAAGACGCAAAGAAAATATTTTACGGAATCAACGACATAATGGGCCACGATGAAATTTATATCGTTGAAGGTGAAATGGACAAATTAGCAATGTACGAAGTCGGAATCAAAAATTGTATTTCCGTGCCAAATGGCGCTAATGATTGCAATGATATTTTTGACACTTGCGAAGAATACATCAAAGACATCAAAAAAGTTTTTATTGCCGTTGACATGGACGAACCCGGATTGAAACTTGAAAAAGAATTAATCAAACGTTTTGGCAAATGGAAATGCGAACGAATCAACTTCAAAGGCAAAGACGCCAACGAAGAATTGATAAAAGGCAAATTGGAATTGTTGGAAGCAATCGAAAACCCGAAACCATACCCGTGTGAAAGTACGCGAAATATTAGTGACGTATGGGGGGAAATTTTGGAAAGTTATGACCATGAACGCGAATACATTAAGCCCAAGTGTGAAAGGTTCGAAAACTTCAATACAATATTTTCATTGGCCCCGGGACAATTAACAACCGTCACCGGGACACCTTCACACGGAAAAAGTAATTTTGTTGAAGATTGGGTGTTGTCACTTTGCGCAACCGCGAACATGCGAGCATCGTTTTTTACACCGGAACACCCCGTCCGTGAAGTTTACGAACGAATTTTAGAAAAAACGATAGGAAAGTCTTTTCCTAAAAAAAGAAAGTTTGTTGAGCGTATGACAAAAACAGAAATGGCCGGCGCAAAAGATTATTTAGAAAAAAAAATATACATGACCGACCCGGAACCGGGAACCCGACCAACATGGGAATGGTTGTTGGCAAAGTTCAAAGAGCAAATTTTTCGTTTTGGTGTTGATATTTTCATCATTGACGCATGGAACAAAGTTAAAATGCAAAATCCGGATTCGTTGGGCGAAATCAACGGCATCCTTTCGGACTTAACTTTGTTTGCAAGGCAATACAATGTGCAAGTTGTTTTAATAGCGCACCCAAAAAAACCCGGTAAAAGTTTGGACGGAAAAGAAAAAATTCCAACGCTTTACGATGTGAAGGGTTCGTCCGATTTTAGGGACCAAACACACAACGGGTTTGTTGTTTCCCGTGACTTTGAAACCAATATTGTGACGGTTGTTAATTTAAAAACTAAATTTCAAGACCAAGGGAAAATCGGCGCGTCGTGTGAATTTATTTACGACTTGCAATGTTCGAGGTACAACCCAATTGGAAAGAAATTTGACCGCAAACCATTATTTGAAACAAACACGCAAACGTCAATAAAACCGGAAGCCCCGGGCCAGATCCTACCAAACAAAAATTTTGAACAATCAATGGAAATGTTCCCGGACGCAACAGAACAAACGGACGTTCCATTCTAAAAATTAAAACTATGAAACTAACATCAATCAACGAACTTAAAGAACTTCAACAAATGTGCATTCGAACTTTTGGGGGTGTCCCGGAAAACTTAATCATTGAAAGCCCGGACATTGTAAACGAAGCGCACAACTTAAACCAAAGATTCAAGCCCGTGCCACATGGTAGCCATTCACTAAAAGTTCACAACGTGAACGTTGTTAAACAAATCGCAGAAGTATTTTAAGTTATGTTGTTAGACCTATCAAACCCAATGGACCGCGAAAAGGCCCGCACCTACCTTTCGAAATTAGAAGACGAAGGCGCCAAAATCGAATTGACAAAAAAGAATCAAAAAAGAACCGTGCGCCAAAACGCATATTTGCACGCCATTTTTTCTTTGTTCGGAATCGAATTTGGATATTCAAAACATGAAGTAAAACAATTAATTTTCAAACGTGAAGTGAACCGGGACATGTTCGAAATTGACTTCATCAACAAAGAAACCGGCGAAGTTACAACCGATTATCAAAGCACCGCCGACATGGACACGGCCACCATGACCCAATCAATTGAACGGTTTCGCAACTATTCAGCTGGTCACGGTTTGTACATTCCGACGTCGGAAGAATACATCGAAAATAAATTCTACATTGACCAACAAATTGAACAAAATAAAAAATACTTGTAACATGAAAGCAACCTTCACAACACCAATTCCGCAATGGATGAACGACACCGCCGAAGTAATTGGCAAAGCCCGAATGGAATCAAACACGTTCGCAAGAAATAACAACAAAGCATTTGACGCCCCGGACAATTACCGAATTGATGTTCGGGGTGCGTTGGCTGAATTAGTTGTGTTTCATATTTTCGATTCAAACGGTTGGGAATATTGGAGCGCGCCAATGGTTGAAACAAAACCACAACCGGGTCCGGACTTAATCTTCAGAACTTCAAAAATTGACATCAAAGGCATAATGCCAAAAAGTCAAAATTTTTACGTCACCAAATCAAAGGCCGACAAGAACAAAGAATTGACCCATTATTTTTTTGTATCAATTCAAGACGACCACGCCTTCGTTTATTCCTTCACCGCAAAAGAGGTTTTGACGTGGGACGTGTACACATTCAAAAATGGAAATGAAGCATATTACCGGCCAATTGTAAAAATCAACACCGATGAAGAAAAAGAAATGTAAACAATGCAAACAACCTTTCACACCTTTGTACAGTTCTTTGCAAGCCGTTTGCGGGGTTAATTGTAGCATCGTAATGTCTAAGGTCAAAGAAGAAAAGAAACGCGCTAAAATCGCTTTAAAACAACGCAAGGAATTGAAAGAACAAAAAGAAGCATTAAAAACCGTTCAACAATTAGCCAACGAAGCACAACACGCATTCAATGCATTCATAAGACAACGCGACGCCGGAAAGCCTTGTATAAGTTGCGACAAACCCGACAACGGAAGCCGGAACGCTTCGCACTATTACAACGCAAACAATCATTGGGGTTTAAGATTTGATGAAAACAATGTGCATGCAAGTTGTATCGAATGCAATAAATCGAAACACGGAAATTTAATTGAGTACAGGAAACGACTGGTTCAAAAGTTTGGTGAAGATTACGTCAAAGACCTTGACAACCGGGCGCATGAAACGGCAAAGTACACCCGTGAAGAACTTTACAAAATCAAATTTTTATACAAAGAAAAATTAAAAATGTTAAAAAAAAGATAAATAAAACATTGCGGAATGAAACTTCTAATTAACTTTGTGGTATAAATAACAAATCAAAATTATAAATTATGGAACAATTAAAACCTTTAAACACTATTACAAAAGACTATTTTATTGATGAGTTAAGCCGCTACCTTATACGCCGCAACACTTACAACAACGACGCTGTTTATTCGTGCGACAAATGGCTTTTAAAGACTTACAATGCTTTAATAAAATATGACCTTTCCGAATGTTTACGTTTACGCGAATTAGTCGATGTTATACAAAAAACTTTAAACATTAAATAACTGAAACTATGACGCCGGCTTAAATATATTTAATCAAGCCCGTGGAATATATGAAAAGCAAAATACTAACCAATTAAAAATGTTTTAAAATGCAAACACTTAAAAAAGAAATATCATTCGAACAAAACGCATACGCAAACGATAAAAGAATCATTGAAGACAACATCCATTCAATTAACGATCCGCGACAATTAGAAGCCATTAAAAATATGATAAGTCTATTCAATCGCAAGTATGGACGAAGCGCACACACGGACGCTTTGCAACTTCGGGGCTATGCGGCCGGGTGGGTTTGTTGCATGATTGAACACAATGTGAAGAATTAAAAAAATAATTATACCTTTGGCGCTGAATTGTTCCAAGGTTCAAAAGTTGAAAAAGGGGTGTGCATTTTTGTACATCCTTTTTTTTATTACCTTTGGCCCGGTGTCGGTCATTGAAGAAATATACAAAGACGAAAAATATTTCCGTGCATGTCAAAAAATCGCGGGACAAGAAGCCGACGACCTTTTCCAACACATCAATTTAAAAATTTTAGAATTAGAAAGGGCCGGCAAATTCAATTGCAAAAAGAATCTATTTTCGTACTTCTACACAATGGCAAAACGTGAGTTCTTTGGAAAGCGTGACAAGTACAGACGAACACACCACGAACGACACGAAACAACTTCATTTGAAGTTTACCACGACACACCCGACGACACCACACAAAGCCCCAACGACCAACACTTCCAAGACCTTGACGACTTCGCACGTTCACCAGCTGCAACCGAAAGCGAACAAATGATCAAAGGCGTTTACCTTGAAATTACAAAACCGGATTTTGCCGGAATCAAAGATTTATCCAAACGAACTAAAATAAACAAATTCACACTTTATGGCGCATTATACCGATTTCGCGAATTATACAACGATTCTATTGATTCCGATAATTGCAACGGCAATGACAATGATTTGGTTTAACATGTTAGACATGCCAACACGTCTTCCGTTTAAACCATTTAATTGTTTTACATGCTTCACATTTTGGATAACCGTAATCATTACAATTTTGTTTCATACAAAAATCATTACTTTTGACGTCATATTAATATTAACAACAATCGCAACCGGTTTCATTATCGGTTACGAAATAGACAAAAGGCAATACAAATGAACGAACAAAGATTCAAAGAACTATTCAAAGACGTGAAAGACGTAAACATGTTATTCACGATTGTATCGAACTATCAAAAAACTAAAATGTTTTCATTGCGTCACCCGCAAAAACTATTGGTCCAAGAAGCACACGTCTTCATTGGATTAGGCAAATTAAATTTGTCGTGCGGGTCATGTATCGCAAGGGGTTTGAATAAGATAATTCAATATTCTTCAACATATATTCCGAATGTTGACTACACAATCAAACCGCAAGTAACAAAAAAGAAAGTGGCAAAGAAAGCCGAAGCGAAAACAGAAGAACAACCGGACTTCAAAAAAATGCACTTTAGCACATTGAAAGCAATTGCCGAAAAGACATTGAAAAAGAAATATAAAAAAGGCACAAGCAAAAAAGATATTTTAAAAGACTTAGGCGTTGAG